GATTTAGGGGATGTGGTTTTACGCAACGCGTCCATAACCGGGCAGCGCGTGTTCCTATGGGGGATGGATAACTTGTTCGAGTGGGCGACAGGACCAGGGGTTAAGGGATATACTTTCACACACTCTAGCGGGAAGAAGGTTTTGGCGGGCTACAAGATTCCATAGTACAACTACTGTGCTACACTCTGGACATTGTGACGACGGTCAAGATACCGCTACCCTCGCTCGGGGTGGACCTCCTTTCAGATGAGACTGGCCTTCCTGAAGGAGCTGTTCGCAGAGCCGCTAACGTGGACATTCGTCGAGACGGGACTTTCCGTCGCCGCGATGGCTACACAACGCGGGTTGCCGGGGCGGGATTTCACTCCCTGCACGCCGACAGCCGAGGTATCCTCGTCGGGCGCAACACGGGGCTGTATGTTTTCACACCCAGCGACGACTCACTGACCCAGATGATCGAGACCGGCTCGAACACCCCCATCGACTTCACGCTCTATAACGGACACCTCTACCTGACTAACCATGGTGGCCTCTGGCAGATCCCCGCCGGCGGCAGTCCGCGCGTGGCGGCGGTTACGATGCCCAACCCCTTGCCCAACCTCGAAGCCGTCGCCGACGGCGGCTTGGTCGCGGGCAAGTACGTGGTCGCTATCTCACGCGTGGATAACCGGGGCGAGGAGTCGCCCACCAAAATTGTTGGTCAGATAGACCTGCCCCTGGGCGGTGGTATCCGGTTGACAGGGCTGTCAGGCACGGGGGGATTCACGTTCCGGGTTTATTTGACACCGCCCGATGGCGATGCGCTGTATATGTCGGAGTCTTTCTCCTCCGCCTTCACGAGTTTTGTCGTGACGCGGATGCCCGATGGCGCGATCCGTACCTCACAATACCTCGCCCCGTTACCCGGCGGCGACTTCATTCGCGGGCACGCGGGGCGCCTTTACGTGGCGCTTGGCGACACCCTGTATTTTTCACGCGCCTTGCGCCCGCATCTGTACGACCCTCGCCACGACTTCATCCAGTTCTCCGGCTTGATTCGATTCATCGAGCCGGTGGTGGGTGGGGTGTACGTGGGCGACGGACGCGGAGTTTGGTTCTTGCCCGGCAACGACCCAGAGGCCACACAGCTGGCTCTGGTGTCGTCCGTTCTCCCTCTGCGCCGCTCCTCGGTGCGGGTGCCGGGCGCGCATACGGTACGAGAAGTTGCCGAGGCCGACGCGAACGTGGCGGTGTGGCTTTCCACGGAAGGGTACATGGTTGGCAAGGCGTCAGGGGCCGTGGTGCCCCTGCAGTCCGACCGAATGAGAGTCGATGGCGGTTTGGAGGGGCGCTCGCGGTTTATGGTCCGTGGCGGGGTCAAACAGGTCGTTACGATGATTTCCACTACTCCCGTTACTGCCTACGGGGTATCACTCGATACAGTGCCTTTAGCTTAGGAGAACCAAGATGCTCGACAACGACATCATCCGACACGCGCGCGAGTTCCAACGCGATCTCAATAACCACAAGTATGACGTGTCGGACGAGGGCATCCTGTTCCCGAAGTCGCACGTCTGGATAGCGGGGGAGTACGAGGATAACTACGGTAAGACGCCGAACCTGGTACCTACCGAAGGGCTTAACCATTTGCTGATGGTGGCATTGCGGGACACCGCGAAGCTGAACACATTCTACTTGGCGTTGTTCACGGGGGACTACACACCGACTGCGGGGATCACGGCGGCGACGTTTACCGCTACCGCTAACGAGCTGACCAGCAATACCGAAGGCTACGCGGAGACCGTGCGCCAAACCTGGACCTCAGCGGCGGCCAGCGCGGGTTCGATCGACAGCTACGCCAGCAAGGCAGACTTCACCATCGCCACGGCGTCCAGCGTGGTCATTCGTGGCGCGGCGTTGTTGTCCTCCAGTGCCAAGGGCGGTACTACGGGGGTGTTGGTTTCCATCGCCCGCTTCGCCGCTGCGCGGACGGAGTACAATGGCAATCTGTATTCGCTGGGCTACCGCGTCACGGCGTCCGCGTCCTAAAGGGGGCTGGTCATGGCTAAAATATCGACAGGTTTACGCAAGTACCTGCTTGGCACGGGGTCTTTGATGGACCTCCACCAAGCGGGTTACGTGTTGGAGCTGTTTGACGGTACGCCACCGGCGACCGCCGACGCGGCGCTTTCCGGCAACACCCTCATCGTTAAGGCGGACGATGCGGCAACGCCCAACGTGGGGATGTTGTTCGTGGCGCCCACCGGGGCTTCGATCATTCGGGACACGGGCTACACAATGAGCGGGACGGTGGCCGTGACGGGCACACCGACGTTTTTCCGTTTCCAGCTCTACACCGATTCCGACGCCCTGAGCACGACCCTGTACCGTATTCAAGGTACCGTGGGTGTAGTGGGTACCGAGGATCTGGTGTTGGTGGATGCGGAGCTGACCGCGACCGACCCCTTCGTACTGGGGGCTTTCACGATTAACTTCCTGGCTGAGTAACCATGGCAAACGACACGGATCTGGACCTACCCGCTCTTGGCGCCTCTGGTGAGGAAGCGCCGGGTGGGAGCGTTGCTTTCCCCGCTCTTGGCGCCTCTGGTGAGGAAGCGCCGGGTGGGAGCGTTGCTTTCCCCGCCTTGTCCGTGGCAGCGGAGCAGGCTCAGATCGTCGAGGTAACGGTATCGCTGCCGGCCTTGTCCGTGGCGGCTTATGAGGGGGCCAGTGTTGAGCTGGCGGACGCCTCCCTGGTGTTTGGCGACGCCTACGAAGAAGGCCCTAACGGCAACGCGGTCAACGAGAACCTTGTCCTGCGCGACGCTCGGCAGGAAGTACGTCGCCAGGAGGTGGCGGACACAGCGATTCAGTTACGCGACGCGCTTGCGGATGCGGTCAACGCCACGGATACGTTTGTGGTGTCCGAGGCTACCGAGCTAAGCTCGTTCCACCCGGTTGCTGACAGGTTTGTGGTTCGCGAATCCGTGCGCGTAGACTCCTCGGCGGAGGCGCGGGATAGTTTTCGACTTCGGGACAGCCAGGAGGTAGTTGGTGGCAACCTGATCGCTGACACGCTGACGGTGACCGACGCGCTTGGTGCCGTCGCCAGCGAGGGTGTGGTCGATACGGTACAGTTCACGGACGCGCTAACGCTGACCAGCGTCGCCACGGCGGAGGTCGCGGATGGTTTCGTTGTCCGGGAGGCAACGAGCGTTAGCTATGACGCGGTTGTGGAGGACAGCTTCGCCCTCTCGGATGTGACGCGCAGCGTCTTCGTGACGCAGGTCGCGGATACGCTGACGCTGAGCGAGACGCTGGCGTTGGTGGGGCAGCCCTTGCCCAACGAAGTCGGCGACGTGGTGGTGTTTACCGAAGCTCTGCTGCTGACCACCAGTGCCTTAGCGGAGCTAGGCGATGCTTTCGTCCTTCGCGAGGACGTACTTTACCGCAACGACACGGCGCATGCCTGGTGTCTGAATACGGAAAGCGGCGCCAGTTGGGTGTATGAGAACTGGCAACTGCTGGACACCGTCCAGCACAACGGCACTACCTACGCGGTCGGTGCCGAGGGGCTGCTGGAGGTGGGCGCGAACACTGACAACGGCACACTCATCGACGCTGAGCTGCAGTTCGGGTTCGTTGACTTCGGCACGGAGTACAAAAAGCGCATGGAGGCATGCTGGTTCGGTTATACCTCGTCGGGCGTGCTGACGCTGGGGGTCGAGACCTATGGCCAGGGTTACCCGGTGTATGAGTACGCCATGCCCACACGCGCGGCGGATCAGCCCCTGAACAACTACATCCATCCAGGGCGGGCGTTGTTGGCACGCTACTGGCGGTTTACTGTGAAGAACACGAGTGGCGCGGCGTTCGATGTGAAGTCCGCCGAGGCAGAAATTATTCCAGTTAAGCGGAGGGCGTAGTTATGGCAGCAGGGCCGTTTTCAAACTATGGGGCTGTAGGCACCGACTCGGGGGCCTATGCTCAGGTTAACGCTGTGTCTAGCCAGGTCAACAGTTTGATAGGCGCGCAGGACGCAGCACTGAACAATGCCAACAGTCAGTTGCAGGCGGCGGTCGGCAGCTTCGCGGCCTTTGACCCAACGCTGGCCACAGCGGGGCTAGAGCCCCCCGAAGTACCTGAAATCACGATCCAGCTGCCTCCGTTGATCAGGAACTATTTCTCTAGGAGAGCGCCAAAAATAGGCAGCACGACCATAACCCCTCCCGACCCCGCCGCATTGGAGCAAGTACCTCTGGTGAGGGATGTAGAAGTCCCCTCGTTCACGCCTAGCACGGTTATCCGGGCCGTTCCCGAGGCACCCACAGCACGGTCCTTTTTAACGCCTTCCCGGCCAGTACTGGACGCCGTCACGCTGCCCACGGCGCCAACCCTCGCCTTGCCCGCGCTACCCGAGCTGCAGGGGATCGTTATACCGACCTTTGAATTTCCCGTCTTGCCGACCTTCGATGCGACAGCGCCCGCGTTCGATGCGGACGATATCAACGCCGTGTTGAGCTGGCGGGAGCCTGATTATGCGCCGGAGATTCTCGACGACCTGGTGTTGAAGCTACGTGAGCTGTGGGCGGGCGGTAATGGTATCCCCGCCGCCGTGGAGAACGCCCTGTGGGAACGTGCCGCCAACCGGGCGGACATCGATACCAGCCGACAAGTCTCCGAGGCGTACACCGAGTTCTCTAACCGGGGCTTCACCATGCCACCGGGCATGTTGGTGGCCCGCGCAGATGCCATCCGCGATGAGGCTGCGCTACGCAAACAGGCCA